TCGAGCAGATGTGGGTAATACTCTTCCACCTCTTCTTTCACCTCATCGTAACTATAATTGGCATAAGATTCAGTCATATAATCATGAAGAACAGCAAGGCAATCTTTAAGGTCCATACCATCAATTACTTCCTGAATGTATGCGTTGATGAGTGAATCTTTGTCCATGGTAAGTTGCATGATTGATTGTTAATTAAGGATGAATGAGTTGTTGTTAGTTTGTAGGAAAGTTCTTACATACAGCATCACATAGAATGCGGGTCAATTCTTCTTGGGTTTCGGGATACTTTCCTTCCCACATCTCCCAACAAAATGTTTCAACAATAGAATCAATGTCTTCCATGAGTTGTTCACGTTGAGAAAGCATTTTGAGTCGGTCCATTGTTAGTTAAGGATGAATGAGTTAGTGTTAGCGAAGAGGTTGCAATCTTACGACTTCGGGTTCACTATCATCAACCCAACAAGACATAACATGAAACCCAGGATTGTTGCGCTTACAGTTAGCAATGGCATCCTGTTGTGTGGGTGCAATGTAACTTAGAACATCAAAACGAGAGTAACCATTTTGATGAAACATTTCACCGTAGATGTTGAACTTAGTCTCTTGCATGTTGTTGTTAGTTAAGGGGAAAAAGATCAGGCAAAGTTGTATTCAGTTTGGTTACGATTGTCTGCTGCTTCCCAATAAGTGTAGAAGTCATTCCATGCTGCTTCGTTATCAACAAAGGAGTCGATTCCAAGTTGCTCACATACAAAATCATATGCCATATCTACATCGGCATTTGTATCATCAACGAAGGACAACATTTGCCCCATAACATAATCCCAGGATTGTTGCATTTCAGGGGAGAGAGTGAAGATCGGAGTGCTCATTGCGTTGATTTCTTTGACTCTTATAGGATCCCATATTTTTCGGGATTACACAAGGGGGGTTTGTGCCAGTACGCCAACTGGTTTTTCCCCCTTGCTAATTAACATTTTACATGTAAAGATAACCTCCAGACCAGTCTGCTTTGCTCAGACATTCTTCCCTTGATGGAATACTCAACAGGTTAAAACGTACATGCTTGGCAGGTGCTTTCCATGATGCTGCTTTGTATACTTCACCGGTCTTTTTATCAATGAAAGCATGAACAGATTTAGAACCGTTTGCATCCATCACAATCTTCAGATATTTGCGACCTTCTTCAATAACGAAGTCATAATCTGAGATGCCATTCTTTAACTCTTCGATAGCATTTGCATGATAATTACCAACTTCATTGCCAGCAGCAATGCTCATTTTGTGATGCTTAATTGACCGCTCATTGTAGTCAAGTTTGAGTGCTTCACAGAGCATCTCGGTGTACTTCACAATGTTTGCTTGAATCATCTTTTTAGCGTCCATTTGTTCTTTGAATTCAGTGAAAGTTTGGGAAGTCATTTGTTTCAGTTGTTGTTCAGTGTGCGTTGGATTGTTTCGTTCCTATCTTGCAATAATTGCACCATGTTTGAGTCCATTAGATCCACTGCCAGATTGGCACCCAGGAGAACAACGACGGAGACAAAAAAGATACGCATGATGAAAAGAATCAGTGAGAACAGTAAGTGTGACTTAAGCAGACAATCTTGCGTGCTTGGCAAAATCAACAGCAGACATATAGTGAGTGCCGTTGTACCAAACAACTTGCTTGGTAAAGATGCAACAAACCCGACGAAGATGAAGAGTCATAAATGAATCAAATTCTCGACTCTTTTAATATACACGATTTTGGACCCCGTGGGGGGATTAGTGGACACCTTGCCAACTGTCACAGCAGAAACTCTTCAATGTAATAATCCACTGTAACTTCTAATTTTGATGCACATTCTTCCAATGCACTTACGAACGCAGAATCAATATCAAATTGATCATCTTCGTTGTTACAAAACAGGTCCAAAGTTGAGTTGTGCATTAGTTGTTTTCTCCCAAAAGATTAACGTTGATTTCTTTCCAGTTAGGATACTGCTTTTTAGCGTAGTTCACTAACCTCGTGTTCTGTGATTTGATGCCCTTTTGTGTCTTTGGACGTGTGGGCATTGTCCTGAGAAAGGATAAAGAACCTTCATCAGTTTTTACCTGAATTTGATACACTGCGGTTGTTGTGTTCATTTTACCTCCACGAGTTCTTGTTGAAGTATCATATATTGTTCTTCCGTGACTTCATCTACACACTCTTGAATGACCGTGTAAATGTAATCAATGTTGCCAATATCGTTGAAGATACGCTCACTCAGTTCAGGATTGTCTGCTGCCGGATATTCTTGCTCTCCATTATTTCCCTCAATCTTACAATCGTCGGCAGTGTAAATCCATGCGGCACATTGTGCATCTTCTCCCTGAACTTTGATCAGGTTGTTGACTCGTTCTTGCAGTTGTTTGAGTGTGTAGTTCATTGTTCGTTGAGAAAATCGTGAAGTGCTTGATTATATTCTTCTTGAGTTTGATACACTCTCCCACAAATGTTCATCGGGAAAGTCTTATCAACTCCAGCAACTGCGACTGTTTCACAGTCGGCACGATCGTATCCCATTTCAATGAGATTTTCGACGTAAGGATTTTTCATCAATTATCAACCTCCGTAGTATTCTTCTGCCATGGGAGTGTCAGTGTAAGTGACATTGGTGCCAAACATTTCCTCGAAGAGGTTAAGATTCTGACGATCGTATTGATCGTTCACAATCCAAATTTCTTGCTTCACCCATGCTAACTCTGTTTCAAGTTTGTGCATCTTAGCACGAAGATCATAGAGTTTTTGATTGCGTTCGGTGATTGTCATTTAGAGGTTGATTTCTTTGACTCTTTTAATATACACGATTTTGGTGCCCGTGGGGAGAATAGTGGGCACCTAGTCAACTGTCACACGCTACCAAATTTCAGTCCAACGTTTGTGATTTGCTTTGGAAAGTCTTCCTTCGTTCAGCATATTGTCGCAGACGTTGACAAAAACTCGGAACTTTTGCTCTCTTGTGAGAGTATCTGCTCCCTCACATTGCTTCATCACGTTGAGCATTTGGCGCTTACTGTTGATCATCGGAAAGTTCCTCGAATTGAATGTGGTCGCAGCAGGTATCATCATCCTGCAAATCAATCATCTCAGTATCAGTGAGACAAGTGAGTTTACCGAACAACATGTCGATAAACTCGTGATCTTCCTTAGAAAACATAATCAGCAGACCAGTGGCATGTACTCAGAAGAGGGCATTTTGTCCAGATTAAAGTCAGTAACCTCAGCACCATTAGCAATACGAGATTGCCAATCGTACTTTGCTTCGATGGCAACAACTGTGCTGTAGGATTTTTGACCAGTAGCACGGAAATAAACTCGCTTGATGAAACGTTTGACCATAACTTTCACGCCTTTGATGTCATCAGCCTCGGCAACAAATGCTTCGGGAAAGTAATCAACAATGGTGGCGGAGTTGGTGACTTGCATCGGATGCGATTTCTTTGACTCTTTTAATATACACGATTTTGGGGTGCTGTGTGGCAATAGTGGTCACCTTTCCAACTGGCACAGTCAATCTGTTAATAATTGTTCGAGCGGGTTAGTGTCACTGAACAACCTCAACATTTCATGGTGTTCTTGTATTGTTTGCTGCTCAATCCTCTTGTCTGGGTGTAAAGAATCTCCCATGAGTATTGTTCCTCCGCCCAATCTTTTCTTGCACAAGTCAACATTGTCCCGCATCAAATCAATGCCGTAGATGTCATTTAGTGCGTCACTCTCAGTCATACCATGAAACAACACTTTCACCCACTTAGCACCAACCAAGAATTGACCATCACCACAAGCAGGATCAAGAACTGTTTTTCCTGGTGCAAACTTATCAGCACCACAATCTTGCAACATTCTGATCACTAACTCGGTAGGAGTGAAGACCTCTGCTGTTACTTTGACTCTGTATTCATCCCGATCAATCTCACCCATGTAGGAATGATCGTCCATCCTTTGTTTGACTTTATCCCACAATGTTGCGTGCATGTGCTCTCTCTGATTCTGTGATGTTAAACAGGTCAAATATATCGTCATCACTCATTTTACAATCAGTTGGTAGATTAGGCAAGCGTAAAAACACTTTGTCATTACCAAACCCAGACCATTTTGCAGTCTTGAGAATATATTTGATTAGCACACTGTTCAGGTTGTGTGATAGATTCTCTCCTGATTCTTTGTCCTTGACAATGACATAATATGCCATATCTGTGCCACCTAAAACACCATCATCATAGAATGGTTTCGTATATCCACTGCGTGACCACATTACTTTCTTCTTTGGTGCAAACTGTTGTCTTACTTTGGAATACCAAATTTGCTTGTTCGTGTGTAAGATAGGATGCACATGTTCGTCGGTCTCAGTCTTACTCAACCTGCCAGTATTTCTCAGGATGTTGACATTGTGGCACGTCACATAATCGTATCTGACATCCAATCTATCACTCTCATTAAACATTACTTTCTGATGGATAGAAAGCGAGTGCTCACATACATCGTTTGGCAAATATACGATGCTGCTATCAATCTTCTGCTCAAATTTACCCTGCTCAGTTACAATATCTGTTTTTTCTTCACCGGGACTGTTGGTGACCATGTAGTCTGCGAATGTGCTGCCAACTGTAGGAAAAAACGTTTTTGTATCCAAGTGCAGGAACTTTACTGCCTTCGACTTAAACAACTGGAGAATCTTGCTTGATGGTGATAAGAAACTGTTTGGTGAAACTTGTAGTAAAATACCATCAGGTTTTAACCAGTGACTGAATGTTTTAAGTGTGAAGTCAATCCACAACTTATGGTGTGTTTTTCCTCTCTTAGTTGTATCCTGAAATGGTGGATTTGTTGCGACTATATCAAACTGCATCAGCAAACTCCTGCCTTCTTGAGATTCAGATAGGTGTTGGTGGAGGTGTTAATCTCTTTGGATTTCTTGGGACGACGCTGACCATATGCCAGGTCAACTTGCTCTTTCTTGTGATAAACAGTGCCCTCATATGCGTCACCACAGAGATACCAAGCACCATTCTTTTGCAGGGTGAAGGGAACTTCGATGCTCACAATATCCTCACCGTCAGTGATAGTGAACAGCACACCTTTGCCATTTACTTTATATTCTACCACAGAATCGATAGAATTACAACGCTCCAGAATGTTGCGGTAGTTGGTGTTAAACAGGGAGCAGCAGTAGTTACCCTCACCAATCAGCAAAATCTCTTCATCATAGTTAAGACCTGCCATCTTAATGATGCGTTGCTTGATGACAGAATTGTCGAGAGAATCGAGTGCATCGACAATAGATTGTGCTGCTTCTTGACCATACTTAGCACAGTCATTCTTCCAGCGAGTAGCAACATTCTGCCACATATTTGCTTCTTCGCTGTTCACATAGAAGGTACGAACCGAGTCGAGAATGTTATCGAACTGGTTGTAAATGCCCTTCAGAGAAGAGAAACCCATGCTTTCGATAAGTTCATCTCTGACAGCACGATTAGACCCCTTAAAGCGTTCTTTTGTGTTAGGGTTGATAAACATACCAACACCATCAGACTCGAACAAGAAGTTGTTAAGAAAGGAGTTCCAAGTTCCAGAGCAAAGTTGTATGCGATCGTATCCATTCTTGTAGTTCTTCAGAGAGAATGAAACATAATCATCTTCACTGAAATAGATGGCAAAATCACCTTTCAGTTTAAGATCACGAAACTTTTTCTCAACATCAACAACATCGAACTTTCTGCCGGGAAACTTAAAGACAATATCTTGGAAGAAGTTATCAACAATGGCATCAATGTTTGTTTTATAGACACTATCACCAAATTTCTGAGAGATACTACGCTCAGAACAATATGTCATGAAAGTATCAAATTTCTCATCAACATTATCGGTCAGAGCAGCATCATTCTCCACCGCAAGTTCTTGCAACTTAAAGACAATATATGCCTCTGCTGCATCTTGCATGTAGTGATCAGTAGAAGAACCTGCGCCCATGATGTGCTCCTTTGACTCTTTTAATATACATGAAAACCATCCCCTGTGGGGGGATGGTGTGACACTTATTCAACTGGTTATTATTGTTTATCACTTAGATACAAATCATATAGGATATTTTCCATCTTTCTTGCCTCAATTTCATGTGGTTGATGTTCATAATCGTAATTTTCCACCGGTTCTTGACAATATCTCATTTTTCCATTGCGAAACCGCAGTTTGCCATCAATCCATTGTCCCATGTGAGTCAATTCATGAAAAAGAGTTTTTATATACAACTCCCTCTCAATATGTGCCTGAATGTCAATCAAGAAAGCACGAGGGCGACTTGATCTACCATTTACGTCACACAATCCCACAACTCTGTCACATTTTAATCCACGGTGAACAATATCAATGTCAAGTTTATGTCGTGGATAATAGTTATTCACAAACCAAGAGGTAACATCCTCACAGAGTTTTTTAGAATAACCGTATCCAGAATGATAGATGTAAGACATTGACCCCAATGTAGAAACCAAATGAATGAACTAATGAATAAAAGTTTCTCCTTACTTGTCATTCTCCTCCAGATAATGAGCGGTAGCAAAGTGATCAACAATGATGTCACATACCAGGCAAACAGTTTCTTCATCTACATTATTCATCCGCAGAACATCAGCAACCTCCACCTCAATAGCAGCAGAATGTAGATAGTCACCCACACTATATGAGCAACCAATATCATTTTGTGACCTATTCAGTTGTTCAATAGCGAAGCAGGACATAATTGTCTCTCAACTGTTATCAGTATACAACAAAAAAGAGGGGTGGAAACCCCTCTTGTGACACTTATTTACTTGTCCACTATCTTTACGGATCGTATGTTTCTACTGCTACATCAGACAATGCTGGGTCATCGTAATAGTATTCTTCATAATAAAATGAAGTCTCGTCATCACTTTCTTGGACATCTATGCCCATGATGTGAAAGAACTCCTCCTCATTCATGATACTTTGTAGTCTCCCAGATTCTCCACGTAGACATCATTTACCTGCTCATTTCCTTCCAGTTGCAGGAGTTTTTCCCACTCCCATCGTGACGGTGGTTCACTCGCTGTGCCATCAATCATCACGTCTAAAGTAAGACGATAGCGAGTAAGTTTCTTAGAAAGTGTTGCCATGAGAGACTCCGGTGATAGTGGTTCTAGTTTACTTTGATTGAGTATTTTTGTCAAGAAGAGATGCTTGACGCTCAATCTCACATTTGAGTTTCCACAAATGTCTTTGCAAATAGGTAGTATAATCCAGTTTCTCACTTAACTTAAACAGGTTATCTACCTGTGAATGAAATGACCACAGGTTAAACCTTCTTTTCTCTTCATCCGTATATTTATGAGAGTTGCCAAAGTTTTGTAACATTAGAACTCATTTAGTAGTTTTTTGGTCTCAGAATCGAATTCTTCCACTACACCTGTGGGGTTCCAATCTCTCTCGGTAGACTCTAGAAATGCCTCCCAATCATCGTTCTCGATCTCACGAATGTCAAAAGTTTCGTAATCCATTAGTCAATAAACTCCCTGAAGGTGGTTGCAATTTGTTTGAGTTGTTTCCGATCTTCTTTAGAAAAAAGATCGGAAGGATATTCTGCACTGAGAAGCAGAGTAGAAAATTCAGACCATTCGAGTGTAATACTCTTGCCTGAATAATCATCGTGGATTGTGAAATTATTCACAGAACTCCATTACATAAAAGGGAATGGACACACCGAGGTTATTAGTCTTGACAAGCACATCTTCGATATACTTGTCAAGTTCCTCTGACATTTGGTCATCACGATAATAGTCCGGGATGCCAACCGTAATTTCGACTTCCTGGGTCATGATAACCTCCTAAACATGTTAATAATTATACAGGATGTTCTGCCCGTGGTCAACAGGCAAGAGCACCTTCTGGAATATCAACAATTTCAGGTGCCCAAGTATCATCAAACTGGTGCATATCGTATGCTACCCACTCACCGTTGCGGAAGATGTAAGAGTATTCTTCACCAAAAGAGAAGAATTCTGCCATGTTCTTATCAAGACGAGGAGGGCAATCCTCACCACGATCAGCATAAGTTTCGGGACCATACTTTTTGCCATCGGTGCGATCTTTGCCCCAGACAGTATCAGTCCAGCAGGTTGACATATCACCACCATCAATCAGTTCTGCTACTTTCTCCTTTGTATTGTAATGCGTCGTAAGAATCCGACCCAACCAAGAAGGATAACCATCCCAATGATGATAAACAGAAAGAATAGATTCATCTTTGAGTTGAATACCGATGCGTGAACGAGTTGCCATAATGAGAGAGAATGTGTGAGAGGCGGTTCTGCGGATGAGAACACATTTGATTTACCTCTCGGGTTGTTGTGTCGGGTCTCCCCTCCACTTCTTTAATATACATGAAAATGGGGGGTTAGAAACCCCCCGTGTGACACTTATTGGACTGTCCTCAGGTAGTGAACGCCTCAATCACTTCACTATTAACCTCATCGAGCAATGTATATGCTCTAGCATCTTGTATATTTTTCCTGAGATTGCCGTAGAATTGTGGATACTGTTCTTGATCATATTCTGTGATAAGATCAAAACATTCTTCATCATCTTTTGCAACTACGTTCCACACACCACCATATTCAGATGTAGGGAAAGGACAGAAATGGTCCACGATGTAGAGATACTTCATTTGCTCCTATTGGGTGACATTTTATTATACCACACTGCTGCGTGATTTGACATACTCTAGTTCATGATAATTTTCAGGGAAACATAAAACTAAGCAGTGGATTTTCTTGTGCTTGTCATTACTTGCATATTCACAGGGAGGTTTATCTCTGACACTAATTTCGATTGTGATGTAATACTCACTGGAGAAATAAACCCACCCTTCGATGACTCTTCCTAGAGAGTCTTTCCATACAACATAATCATCAACCTTAGGAGTGTAAGAGTGCGTACTGGAGTCCATTCAATTTAAGAGGCATAGATGTGTACGGACGTGTGTCCTTTAAATCTACCTGATTTCCACACTTGGTGGCATTAACAGGCGCTGAATAGGTTCCCGATTTTGTATTGTAGAACCCCCAGATCGTAGAAACACGATCACTGCTAAAGTTGTAACGATCGGGATGATGTAACCAAATAGCAACAACATTACGCTTAAAGGGTTTAACCTCGTACGAATATCCTTCCGGGGGTTGATGGGGGAAATCATGAGGAAGTTCAATCATTATCAGGAACTGCTTTAAGATATTTGGGATTGTAACCCTCACTCATCAGTTGTTCGAGTCTTACGCTACACTGTTCTTTGGTCAGTTTGCGACAACTCGCTTCCTCAATTTGATGCCATCCAGTTGTCTCATTGGATAGAATCTTCCAGAGTTTAGTATCAGTCATGATTGTACTTTGTCGAATACTGCTGTCACGCCCATAATGCGTGCGTTGGGGTGTTGAGCAAGGGCAACTTGTTTTGCCTCATTGTAATCTTTGGCGAGGCATTTAACACTGAATACCTTGCCGCTGACATAACATTTAACATCGCATTGCATGGATCTTGCTCCATTTACTACCTACTATTATAGCATAGTTTGTCAACGTCGCACCTCAGAAATAGCAGGTTTGCCTTCCTCAAACACAGTATTTACGACTGCTTGCACACTACGAGCAGTAGAAATACCAACTTTGTCAAACACAGGGACACAAACAAGTCCAAAGGACTTCTCAGTGCCACCCAGGCGGATCACACGCCCGATTGATTGACTGATACCGATATAATCCATGTTACGCATAAAAAGGACCGCTTCTAGACCTTTTACGTTGATACCTTCAGACAGGATAGAGTGGTGCATAACTACAAAACGAGTATCATCTTGACCCCACTGATTGAGAGTCTTGAAGAAAGTCTCACGATCAACTTTCTTGCCGTTGATGATAGCACCAGTCTTGGCAGTGATGAACATCCAGTTGTAACCACGTTGATACAACTCAGCACAGAAGTCAGACTGAGAAACAAGGTTGACAATCTGCTTAGTGGAACGTGCAGCAACCAGGATTTTGTTGAGTGAGTTAGCATCAATGGTGTCCAGCAGATTCTTACAATCAGACTGCTTTTGGTCACCAGTTGGCAACTCTTGCACCACAACTTTAGGGGGAAGAATGTATCCTTGCTCTACAAGTTGAGGAGCAGGAACATTACAAATAACCTGACCATATACTTCAGGATCGTTCATTCCTGGTTTGAAGATAGTCAGACTGTGCTTTGGTGTAGCAGTAAAGAAATAAGTGCGATCAGAGTCAGCACTGAAAAACTCAGTAGCAGGGAAAAAATTACGCTGAACCGAGTTGTGCGCTTCATCAAAATAAATGGTGTTGACTTCGATGTCTGCCTCTTGAATACGATGCAGGGAGTGATAAGTGGTGAAGATGATAACATTCTCACCAGCAGTGCGGGCAGTGTTAGCAAACAGGTGAATCTGTGCTGGTTTGGTGCTACTGAAGTGATGAGTTTCACCACTGTGAACGTGCATCACATGAGTGTAGGTAGTATCAACCAACTCAAGAAATTCTTTGCAGAGTTGTTCTGCGAGCAGAATACGAGGAGCAACAACAACAGTAGTGGTGCCAACAGGGACCGCTTGCTGATGAATAGTGTCCTGAATCATACAGATAGTCTTACCACCACCCGTAGGAATGATGACCTGACCTTTATCATTATCCCACATAGCATTGACTGCTTTGTGTTGATGTGGACGGAGAGTAACGGTCAAGTGCTTTGCTGTCGAATATGAATATAGTATGGCATGAAAAAAGGGGTCCGTCAAGACCCCTGTGCCACTATCTCAATCGTCACTGTTCCAGAAGTCATCCCACTCTTTTTGTGATTTTGCTTCAGTGATTCTCAAATTTGGTATTGATTTGTGTGTAGATTTTATGTGTGCGATTGTATTTGCTGCCTTATTCATTCGCTCTAGATGATAATCTACGAGTTCTTGCAGAGCATCAACAATTACCTCTGTAATTTCCTCTGGAGTACATTCAGTTTCGATTGAATCGCATACAGCATCTTTCAGATTTTTCAGACTGTATTTTTTGTACTCAAAGTTCTCCACGGTGGTCCATTGTGACTGCTTCCCGTATGATACCCTGAATCTGCTCAGGTGTCAAGCGATTCAACCATTTCCATTTAGGATCGTTCTTGTCCCACTCTAATTGATAGCTACCATCTTCTTTTTGTGTTACTTTGAGACTATCCATTTACTCTAGTTTGATGTAAGGGGCAGAGAAACTTGCTTGTGAACTAGCATACAAGTACAAATCTTTGACTACTTCATCTTGCTTATCCTTTCCGGCAGAATTCATAGTCAGCAATAATTTTAGCACAAGATACTTAGAATAGCGATACTTATCAGATTTACTTCTTATCGTTTGTGCAGTTTCCTGAACATCACTAATCAGTCCATAATTTTTCATCATACTAGCAATTTCTTTAGCATGACTCTCAGTGTTTGCTTTTGCAAGTGCTGCTGATTGTTTAGAATCTGGTAATTGCTGTAGTCCGTGTCTCTTTAGGATGTAATTGATAGGACCTAGAGATACTTTACCTTGGTTTGCTGATGCTCCTTTAATTTCACCTTGCCATCCTGTGAGTGATGCTTCACCACCAAAACTTCTGAACTGAATCTTTTCTGTCGTCGAATCACCCCATCTAATATAACCATCCATCGAATCAAATTGTGTTGTTGTTCCCTTAAAACTTGCAGTTGTTGATTTCTTATCAGTTGGAAAGTTCTTCTTAGTAATTCTACCTGAACCACCTGTAATTTTCTTCAATGATACACCAATCACTTCATGATTTTGGATCTTCTCAAACATCATTGAGTTTAATCCTTTCAGAGTTCTTTCTTCTGATATATCTCTGACTGCATTATTGTTTGAGATCATGTAGATGTCAGCAGGACTCCACTTATTCAGGTTACCAAATGCTTTCTCTTGTCGATTGATTGATGTAAACGTGCTCTCAATTATATTGACTTGCTGCGATCCACGATGAAACGTAAACTTACCTTTACTACCATACAACTGATACAGAGCATTAGCACCAGCAATAGATGAGTTTATCCAATCATCAGGCAAATCATTCACCATTTTATTAAAGTCCTCATCAGTGATTGCAGTTCCTGCTGCTTTCTGAAAGTTCTCCTTATTTACATCTTTAATTGTGATCTTTCTTTTTAGCACATTAAACGCTAGTGCTGCATATAATGCTTGTGAAGATTCTGCAAGTTTAGTAACTGCTGCTCCTGCACCAGAACCACCACCAGCACCACGTTTGTAGATAAGTTTGATGATAGATCTTGACTTCTTTAGTTCTATCTTAGTGACAGGAAAAGAGGACTCACTCTTATCAATCTCATTCTTATATGGTACTCTTAATTGATTTAATCTCTTAGAAATTTGATCCTGTGCTTCTGCTCTCTGACCTGCAATCACACGAATTTTATCTACTTTCGGTCCTGCCTTTACAACCTTTGTCTGATAACCAGACAGAACATCATTTACCGCTAAGAGTATATCCGAATCAGTCACAGATGCAAGGAGTTAAACTATCTTATTTAGATTCATCCTGCTCTTTTTTCTTGAGCATTCTCTTAAAGATTTTAGCATACATCACTTCTTCCTGTGTATACCAATCAGGATGCTTCTTGTATCCTTTTATAATTTTCTTTGCTGCCTTTTTGTCTGATAAGTCTTTCACGACTCTGAACCTTTAATCTTAACATAAGTTTAACTATTTATATCGTGGTGCCAGAAGATTAGGTTGCTTGTCAAATTCGATAGTCTTAAACTTCATTGTAGGACGCAGAATGTCCTCTCTTTTTTTACTATTTGATTTCGGTTTTACGACCTCTTTTTTCCTATTTGATTTTCGCTCTGGTCGTATAATCTTGTGACCACGTTTTGCAGATACTTTGTAGTCTTTTGGTTTGAGATTATACCTAGCAATCTCTTTGTCCATGTGTTCTTGACACTGGAACCACGCAACTCGATCCTTAAGTTCTAAACGATATGGGAAAGATTCCCACGGAAACTTCTCCTTTACAGGCATCAATCAACCACTTGGAAATGAACAGAATTAAAACTACCTAGCACACCTTTGAGTTGTACTTTTGTGTGCTGACTATGCCGAATTACATTGACTACTTCATAAGTACGATCAACAATCAGCATATATGGAGTATCATTATTACCCCATGCTACTTGTTCCTTAGTATAACCTAAGTAACGTACGCTGTCACCTACTCTGATTTTCTCCATTGTTTCCTCATCATTTGATATTCAGGGTCGTATGCTGCAAGGTCACGAACTTTCTTAAAGACTTGTGCTGCCTGTGCTTTTTCTGATGTTAGAGCATCATCTTCTTGTGGGAGAATGGTTTTAGAAACATCATACTTTCTCCCGGAATTGTGGTTAGCGTAGCGTCTCGCTCTCGTAAAACCCATTTCAAGGAACTTCCTCGCCATGTCCATACCAATGAAATCTTTCTGCCGCCTGTAGTTGCAGAACATTTGGTATATTTTATGAGAAGATTTATTAGCCGTAGGAACATCTTTGAACCTCCAGTGTTGGCAAATGTCTTCAGTGTATGGTCTTACAAGTAAGACACCTTGCTCTCCTCTTCCGATCCTATAAAGTTTACGAGTTTCAGGATTAGTGAAGTCCAAAGACTTATAATCCAAATCATAATCAAATTCTTTCATCAAGAATTATCCGTATTCAATTAAATTATAACACGTCTCCTGGGTGAGTGAGTGATCGATGTGACAAAATGTTTGGTGGCACTGTCTGAGTGCGCTTCCAGATAATTCTTTTGTTAGCAGGATTGTTTGAAGAGAGATACACTGCTTACATTAATATTTATAAACCAAATTCTTTACTTTAATTGGTAGATATAAGAATAATGCTCGTAATACTGGTCTGTGTGCCCCTACAACCCCTCTTAAACTGCACTTAGTACATAGATTAAGGTTTTAGTTAAATCTTCCGTGCTGTTCTTCATCTCTCGATATCCACTACCAACGTAGATTTGTCCGAGAACAACAGAAACAGTGCAAATACCCCAAAAAATGTAGTAGAATTTTGACTTGACTTGATGTCGTTGCTTTTGTTTCATAATCAATTATCCTTAAGTTTATCTTTAAGGTCCATGACTTTATTGACTTCATCCACAGCAGCAGACATTCTTGCCGAAAGAATATCCATTAGGTCACTATGAATGATTTCGTTCTCAACGTAATCGTCAAAATACGTGTCAAGTGCCTCCTTTAAGTAGCGTTTCCTATGCCACTCAGGAGAATATGGTTTGTAGTCCATAACGATAGCATATGTAATTGTATTATACTGTATCTATGCTAGTTTGTCAAGAGTTATTGTAACGTGTCTCTAATATCATACGATACATTGAGTCACGGAGATATATTAAGTGTTCTTGTTCCACGGCATCACCACCGGGCCAGTTCTTTATAGTTTCTTTGATACAATGATGTAGGAGATTTACATCAGCAGCAGTCAACGCAACGTTGTAGTCTGCCTGAAATTCTTCGTTCATGGATTACTTGGATCGATTCCTAATTCGATGAGATAGTCGGTCCACCACTGAGGATTTCTCTGTAGTTTCCAATTAGGTACAGGTAATCCTAGTTGTTTTGTATAGTATTTATACAAACTTTCATCTATAATCCGTGCGATCTCCATACTCCTCTTCCTCTTCGTCAACGTCTGCATATGCATCTGCCACATAAGGTCCGTGTGGTTTTTT